TTCAACAGTTATCCTGATTTGTGGCCAGATCACAATAAAGGTCCTGAAAAATTATTTGTTGGATGTCCACATATGTCAGTTGAACAATTACGATTTGCTTCAGAAAAGATTGAAGCAGGATTAAAGCAAGCAGGAATTTCCAAACCAGCATTACCTGTTTACCTATTTGCAGGAAAAAAAGTAAGAGACGCATTTGTTAAGAGATATCCAAAAGAAGCAAAATATCTTGAAGAATGTGATGTATCAATTACTCACAATTGTCCAATGATGTATCTACAAACTCCAAAACAATCTGAAGAACTAATTGTAACAAGCTCTAACAAGTGTAGAGTCTATTCAACTGCAAGATTCTTTTTTGGAGATAATCTAATTAAAGTAATGACTACTGGAAAATTACCACCACAATACCTAGAGGAGGATTCAAAATATGAATAAGGGCCAGGCGGTCCGGCGGGGGGGGGGCACCACCACAAAACCAAAAAACGGGGGTTACGGCCTCCGGCGGCTGGGGCAGGCCCCAAACCCCCTCAAATAAGAAGGAGGGCGTCATGCCAAGGCACAACAAATCCTGCACCATATCAGAGTTAGGTCTTTGCGAATGTCCAATGCCAGCGCCAGTGGGGGCATTATCCCCCGAGTCCCATTTTCAGCTATCCAATCAGGCGGCCAACCGGCTGCTGCGCCATATGCTGTACCCGGCCAGGAAGGCCGAACCAAGCAACCCGAATCAACAAAAGCTAAGGGGGTTCTAATGAAAGTGGTCCACGTCAAATACGACAGCTACGACATCTACATAGGGCGTCCGTCCAAGTGGGGCAACCCCTTCCACATTGGGGTGGACGGCAAGAGGGAGACAGTCATAACCAAATACAGCAGGTGGGTCCAGCAACAACCGGAGTTGATGGCCGCACTGCATGAGCTACAGGGAAAGACCCTGGGGTGTTGGTGCGCCCCCAAGTTGTGCCACGGGGACGCCTTAATAGCCCTGGTGTCAGTACACTTGGGAACCACAGAAGCTCCGGGCCTTTACGGGCCCGGAGCCCAAGGGGCTCCATGAAAAGGAAGCTACGGAACCTCCACAGGTTCCTTGACCAGGCCTGCCTCGTCATATTCGAGCCCTACTGCCCCAGGTGCCGAAGGAAGCGCCACGGATTCATGCCATGCCGAATCGAACAAAGGAGAAAATCATGCAGTACCTAACCCTAGACCCAGAGACCACGACCGATACCCTCCACAACCTGTTCCTAGCCGAACACCAATGGGCAAGAATTCTGGACACCAAATCCGCCAACGCCCTCTACACCAGGCTGGAAAGAGCCAGGGCAATACCCCAAGAGGACTTCCACATGATCTACACAACGTGCTGCCAAAGATGGGAGGGAAACTACCGAATAGAAAGCACCACCGGCCAGGGAGTCAGCTACACAGTGCACCGAAAGAACGGCTGCTCTTGCCCCGACAGCCAAGGCCAAGCCCCGTTCGGCCAGTGCAAGCACCGGCTAGCGCTCTGGATGGGCATCAACATGGCCAAGATCAACCGGCAAAGGAAAACCCCACCGGCTCACACCACCAAACCGGCAGGGTTTTCAGGGAACAAAGAGGACAACCAACTAGTCACCACAATCCTACACGAAAGGGTCGAATAATGATAGTCACCAGCATAGAAGACCTAGAAGCCGCGATCTTTACTCTCAACATCGCAGCGCAGTGGTACTCCCAGCAAGAGCCAAACCCACCAGAATCCGAGGAATTACATAAGGCCGCTGGACACCTGGAAACGTTAATAACAACAATTCGGGAGGAAAAAGCAAGATGATAGTCACCAACGTTTCAGCGAGCATCAAAATGTCCCGCCAGATCGATGGCGGGACCTGGGCCACCGTGGAGCTCGGTGCCGAAGGCCAAACCGCAGGGCCAGACGACGCGCCCTGGCAGGAGCTCCAAGCCATACTATACGAAGACCTAAAAAACCAGATAGCGAACCTATGGGTCCACGCACGACCACAGTGCAACGGGAACACTACCGAGCCCTCAAACGGCCATTCGCCAAAGCAAAGAATCCCAATGAAGCGCGACGCCAACCCCGACACCGGGGTTATAGAATGCCCGGAACACCACAAATCCAGCGAGTCAGACTTCGGAGGATTATGGTGCAACACTCAAATGCCGGAAGGCAGCAAGAACAAATGGTGTACCTGGCGCTACGGGAAACCTGACAGGAAAAAACCCTAAGGACCAAGACCAAAAGGCCCGGCTCACGCCGGGCCTTTTCTTTTGCCCCAAGGCCCGTGTGGTATAATCCTCGGTAAATCGACACTGGACAGCAAGAGTCGCTGACGTTTATGACCACACATACAGACCCAGCCCGCTTCATCGTCGCCACCTCGGACCTAGACGACAACGGCAATAAGGCCGACATAGGGGGCTGGGACTTGGAGCGATTCCGCAAAAACCCGGTAGTATTATTCAACCACCAGAGGAACCACCCACCAATCGGTCGTGCAGACAGGGTGGATATAATCGGGAACCAAATGCTTGCCAGCATAGAGTTCGCCCCGTCTAAGTTCGGACAAGCAATCGCAGACCTGGTAACACAAAACTTCATACGAGGCGCAAGTCCAGGTTGGGCACCAACGGCTGGGGCTTGGGAATGGCTCAGAAACGCAAATGGCTTCCCCACCGGGATACACTCTCACAAGCAAGAACTGAGGGAAATATCCATCGTGGGGCTACCAGCAAATCCAGAGACCCTAAAACAAGCCCTACTCGAAACGTCATGGGACGGAGCCCTGATCACATCAGCAGACGACTGGCTCGATACAATCATGGGAGCCGTCCCCACACAACCTCAACCCAGCCTCCCTTCAAGTACCTATCCAGAAGACCTTCCCGACGCCACAATCATGAGACAACTCCAAGCCTTCAACTCCAAGCTCAGAGGTAACTAATAATGCAGGCCCAAAACATTGCTCAGGAGCTCGCCGGAATCCAATCCTACCTAGCCGAACGGATCGACCCGCTCGGAGAGGAAGTGCAACGCCTGGAAACGCAGGTGGCCCAGCTTCTCGAACAATCAAGGGACATCCGAAGGGCTGAACTAATGCGAGGCGCAACGGGTCGGCCACGGGTACAAAGCGGACTCTACGAGGGCATGGACGCGCTCGACCTAGCAGTAGTAAGGTCGTTGCTCAAAGCTCAACAAACCTCCCCACAAGGATTAAACCCGAACATGCTGCAGCGGTGGGGCATAAATGTGCAAGCCGCTCTAGACTCCACAACAGCCGCCGCAGGAGACGAGCTAGTACCAACTGAACAAGCCCGAGAACTGTGGGACGACGTTAACCTGGAAACCGCCGTGGCCAGCCTTTTCCAAACTGTCCAAATGCCCTCGAACCCATTCGAGATTCCCCTTCAACTCGGAGACATGAACTGGTATCCCGGAACCGAGAACGTCGCCGCCAAGAGCACCACGCCAGTAACAAACAAACAAACCCTAACCGCCTTTGAACTCGTCTCCGAGGTGCCTTGGTCGTACGACCTAGACGAGGACGCGGTGATCTCCATGATGGAAGAACTCCGCCGGGGCCTACTCCGAAACTCCCAAGAAATCATGGACGATGTCATACTCAACGCAGACACCACGGCGACCAATAACATCAACGCCGACGGAGCGACAATCACCGCCTCAGACGCCGGGAAAGCCCAATGGCTCATCGGCTTCAACGGCCTAATCCACCTACCGTTGCAAGACAATACCAACATGGCAAACAGCCACGCGGCCGGCGTGGATATCGACATGTTCAACGAGCTAAGGCGGCTTACGAAAAGGTACGGGGTTAGGCCCTCAGAGAACGTATTCATCACCGACATTTCAACCTTTCTCAAATCCTTGACCATAACCAACGTCCAAACGCTAGACAAGTTCGGCCCGCAGGCTACCATCCTAACCGGCCAGCTAGGCGCAGTCGAAGGCATCCCTCTAATAGTTTCCGAGCAGATGCTTCTCGCAGCCAGCGACGGCCTGGTAACCGACGGAACCCCTGGAACCGTAGGGCGTCTGCTGTTGGTGAACAGAAGCCAGTGGAGGATTGGCTTCAAGCGAGAGCTGCAAATCGAGACAGTCCGCGACCCGCAGAAGCGCCAAAACATCATGGTGGTAAGCTTCCGGATTGCCTTCCAAGAAAGAAGCGGAACGGCCTCTAGCGCGAGCCATA